GATTTACCAGGGCGCGACTGATTACCGGCACCAGTACGTTTTCCTGCCATGCTATCAGTTTGCCTTTGTCCTGCAAATATCGCTGCCGCTTATTGCCGTGAACCGACACATGAAAAGCATAATCGGCACCGGTTAGGAAAAAACAGTTTACAACTTCAGCAAAACCTGCATATTTTTTCCACTCGGTTAATAATGTCGGATTTGCATACACCTGGCTAATTAGCTGATCAGTGGCGCGGTCAATTACCTGTTCGCACCACTCAATCAGCCGCTCAACCCGTTCTTTGCTGGCCGGTGCCTGGTTTGAATTGTTTACTACTGCAAAACCGTTGGGTGTCTGTATCAGGTCCACAAAAGGAATTGCATCCCGATAGGCCATGAAGGCAACCAGCATTTTGGTTTGCTCCTTCACGGGATCCTGAAGTGTAAGCGCTTCAATGGCCTGCATCAAATCGGCACCAAACAGGTTCGATTTCAGATCTGTTTCGGCCTGCATCAAAAACGGACTTATGGCCGTAAAATCGGTTCCTTCGGCTGTGGGAATAAACCGAACAAATTCTGTAATTGTAGATATCAGCATTATTCTTGTGTATTAGGGGTTACTTCTTTAGCGTCCGTTTTTTTGTCGAGAGTTGTCAACATTACGAACGGGATTTCAAAATCAACATCCCAGCCGTTGAATTCCTTAATCACATAGTACGGCTCCAGGATAATATCCCTGATAGGTTTCTCCATCGCCTGTTTCATGGTGAAGAGTTCGCGTTTGTCCGATCCGGAGAAGCTCCCTTTTGTTTTTCCAGGTGTTGCACCGATAAGGCTGGGGTGTACACCTTGCGCGTAACATTCCATATTTGAGGCTTCTTCGGTGTCCTCAACAAAAGCACCTGAATCTTTCTTTGTGTCCAGCTTTTCAATTTTCACCATCCGCTGCTCCTTTCCGGTGGGGTCAACATAGAAGCCGGTAAACCACACTTTCCCGGAATTCTCAAGTCCAAGCAGGAAGCTTTTTATATTCTCCTTTTCCAGTTTTTTGCGCTCTTCCTGCTTTACAGGATCTGTAATTCGCTCGCTATCAAACAGCACCTTCCAGTATGCGTTGTTTATTTCGACCTGATAACTGGCGAACAGGCCATTTTTGAACATTGCTTTTTTGCCAACCGGTATCATTTGTTTGATGTCGTACCAGCCTGAATTGAATATGGCCCAATGATACGGGAATGGGTAATAGTTATTCCCGGGAGTAGGAATTTTATTCACCAGGGCAAACTTGCGCGTTTTGGTTGCCTCACCTGTTTTTCCGTCGTCATTCGGAAGTTTCCCCATTCTGATCATCAGGTCGCCCAGTGGATTAATAGGATCCAGCAAATCAATGACCTCGAA